TTTTAGTATTCAAAAAATTTGAAGGATCAAAAGCAGTGTTTAGATAAGTTGGTGAGCCAGGTAAAGAAGAACCGACATTATTAGGGTTAGGTATAATCTCCTCATCAGGACTGTCACTAATTCCTGCACCAAATCTTAATTCGGTTTTACCATCTTCTCTAATAAATGTCGTAAACCTTCTTGAAGTTTTTAACAATTTAAGAAGATAAGGTGACTGATCTGCATACTGAGCCATTTCAGGATCGTTGTCTGCATTGTTCTCCATATCTTCAAATACAGTATCTTGCGCTAAGTAGTCTACGGGATACCATTCGTTACCATCATCGTCTGTACAGCTTATTATCTCTGTAACCACAGGATTGGATAAAGCTACTCTATCAAATTTTATTGCATTTCCAAATGAGAAAAAATCAGTTGCTATGTTTCCACTTTCAATCTTTACTGACTTTTTTAGTAAGTAAGTAACAGGTATATCATTTGAACTTTCATACACACTAACTTCCATTGGGTCATAAGATGAAGAAAATTTAAAGTTACAATCTTCTACAGTTGTAAAATTTACACCAGCTGAAGAACCAAGAATCATACCAGTTTTGATTTCCAAAGCATATCTTAAATCAGGTTTGGTAGTAAAATTTTCACCTGTTCCTTCTGATATTGCAGGAACAGTTTGAAATACATCTAATTCACCTGTAGATGGAGATCCTAACTTTGGTTTGTATCCAAAGGTCTGAGCCATATTATATACAGTTCTTTTTTCTTGAGCAAAAGATAATAATGATTCTTTAAATTGATTATCAACATAGTAAGAAAGAACATCACCTACATAAGATGCCATTTCGATAAACATCATACCTGGTGAAGCTTCATTAAAATCATTGTATGTATTTGGAAAATAAATTTTAGCAAATTCAATTAGATTGGCTTTGAATGAAGCAAAGTCTTTATTTAAGTATCTAACTTCTTTTACTGCTTTTTTATTTTGACTGTATGGCATTTTAATTCTCCTTAGTAACCACTACCTGCACCATCATTACCTGTAGTTTGCCCGTCATCCTCATTTTCATACTGATTAAAAGGCGCTTGAGGACCTAAAGTCATAGTAAGAGTTTCTATATTCTGATCAAAGTTTATCGTAAACTTTAAATCTACTACAACTTTATTTGGTGTAATATCAGATTCAACTTTTATTTCTTGTAAATTTATGTAAGGAAGAAATTCATCCATAGAAGATCTGATAGCTTCCTCTATCTTAGATTCTAAAAACTCATCTTCTGGCTCGAAGATTACCCTCATCAAATCGCTGCCAAAAGTAGGATTTCCCAACCTTTCACCTTTTATAGTTAATAAAAGATTTCTTATATTATGTTGAGCTTGTTGTAAAGTAGTTTTTGTCTGATTAAAAAATCCTTTTGCTCCATATTCCAATGGTAGACTGATACCTATAAAAGTATCTGGATTCAAATCTTTTTCTAAATTAGACAATGGTTATCTCCTAACTTTCTTATCTACCGCTTTCATTACATCGCTGTAATTTCTTGTTAAATCTTTCATCACATTTTGAACAGCTTCATTATTCGTATCAGCACCAGCTGCTTGTGCAGTTTGTATAGCAGCCTGCTTTCTACGACTTTCAGCATCACCCATCATATTTCCATATCCTATTGCTTCAGCCATTCTCGTACTATCAAAAGGTTTGCCTGTCATTGTTGGATACTCTTCATACTCATCAGTTCCAGCATTTGCAGTTTCATTTAGAATATCATTCAATACAGGATTCTTAGTATAGGTAACTTCTTTTTTAGGTTTGGGTTTTCTTTTAGGTAAGACTTCCATCACATCATTTTTAGACGCACTTTCAGTCATAGACTTTACACCTTCTTTAATAAATATCTCAGTTACCTGTTTTTTAACCTCTTGCTTTACTAATTCTCTAATTAGATTTGCAAGTTTATTTGATTTTGCCATAATTGACTCCTATTTACTATAAATATATAATTTTTAATTTTATCTCTCATCTTAGCATTCATTAAAAATCATCTCCCTCTAACTCAGCTAATAAATCCTCATCCGACATAACTTCTAAATCATCAAACTCTTGCGGAAGATCTTTATTTATTGCATCAATCTCATCATCTGTATATCCCCGTTCTCTCATACCCCTTCTATATCGGGCTTCTCCTCTTGCTTTCTCATCTAACAAATCTTTTAAACTTTGAATACCTCTTCCTAACATTCTTTTGCTCTGACGAGGTATATTTTTTAGAGCATTTAATATATCTCTAGTATTACCTTTTATAGCCGATTGAGCTGCAATCAATGCTACCTGACCAATTGATATAGCCATAGAAATTGGATTTAAAGAAGATTGGATTTGCTGTGCTTCTGCTATTCTTTTATAACCTTTAATAAGTTTTTGAGCTAAGTCATATCTCTTTCGCCAAACTCTCCTTTGTTTTTCAAGCTCTGCTAAATCTCCTAATATTTTATTTGCATCATCACTTACCTTTTGAATTTTTTCCATTGTTTCTGGTGGAATCTTCTCATTTTTATCTAACTTTCTTACATCTCTAATCAATGTGTCTATGGCTGATTTTGCTGTTTCTGTAGGATTTTCTATCTTTTCTATTAATTCTTTTATGACTTTTGGTTCACGGGACATTACTTCTCCTCCCACTTAACATCATTTGCTTGTTTACTCTTACCGCCTATGAAAACATTGTTATTTTGAGACAATTTTTCATTTATGGTAGTTTCTACTCTTTCTAATTTATTCGTAATTTTTTCTTTATTCATATCAATTCTGCTATACACAGCACTTTCGTTTAGATCCGGAAGCTCGGCCTGCGCTAAAAAACTTTCCATAGCATCAAATATTTGATCAGTTATTTTATACATAGACTCCATAACTTCAGAGAAAACATCTTTTAATTCTTGATGACCTGCAACAGGATTATCAGCACCAACACTTCCCAACTCCACTCTTCCTTGACCAGATTCAAGAGTTATTAACTTAGCCGATGCTACAATGTGTGTTGGTGAAAACATAAATAATGACTTTTTCTTTGAATTGAAAATAAGAGAATCTGCATTTAAAGCTATGTTAGAATGCATTGCCTCTCCAAAAATAGTATCTGGACCTTTAGCATCACTTTTAGCTCCTGTTTTTAAAGGAATGTGCTGATTTAGGGTCATGTATATGCTTGAATTGTCGCTATTTATGTTTGTACCATGCGGAAAAGTTTCGTTTATTTGTTTAGCCTGATTTAATTTAGAATCCTCATCATTACCTATCTGTCCATTTACTATTTTTATATTTGGTTGAACTTTATTTTCATCACTACTGAATTGTATTGACTGACCAAATCTTCCTTGGAATATAGTATCACCGTGATTAGGAAATATTTTTCTATTGTGTTTTATTAATGGAAAAAATATATTACCATCAGTTTCTATATCAGAATTTGACGCTACCTTTCCATTTGAGTTCAATGGGTTATGATAATATAATTGATTATGGTATTCGGCTACATTTACAATTTCTCCAACCATAGGATATTGGACGATGTGTGGTGAAATAGGTTTTACCAAAGCGTCAAGTCTTTTGCCAGTTCCTTTTTGAGAATACATTAACTGAACATAAATTGTTCCCAAAGCTGAGTAATCAGGACTACCGTTTGACAAAGTGGGAAATTCTTCATCAAAAGGATTTAGATTTACTTTCACAACTCTGGCAGGTTCTATTTCATAAAATTCTTGGGTAGTAGCTAATTCTCTTATTAGTTCTCCTGCTTGATTTTTGTTTATAAATCCGGTATCATCTGCTCCAATATACACATGAGTTGTCTTTTTACGATAACCTGGCTTCATACTATCCTTCTAATTTTGTGGAAATATTATCTGAATGTTTTTGTACATCGTTGGCTACATCCTCAACAGCGTTCATCAACTGTTCTTTTTCTGCATCACTCAAACCAAACTCTTCGGCTGATCCACCTTTACCTTCGTTAGCAATCATTCGTTGAACTATAGCAGCTACCTTTACTAACTGATCGTCATTCTTTACATTGATTTCCAAATATTCTTTCAACATAGGAATTATCTGAACTGCTGTATCACCATCTTTTATAAAACCCACAACTTCTTGCATTAAGACTTCTAGCTGTTTTTTGTTTTTTTCTGTGTTATCGTATATATCTTTGAATAAGCCAGATAACGACTTACCTTCAAATATTTCGTAATCGTTAGCCATTATTATACCTCTTATTATATTAGGGAATTGTATATAAATAAATATAATGTATAGGTAATTTTAACGAATATATATAATAATAAAAAAGGGGAGTGAAAACTCCCCTTTTGTTTAGTCTCTAATTAAAGAGCCTGTATAAGATAAATCAACAGCACCATCTCTTTCAAATTCGGTAATCAACCTTTTATTATATTTCTTCATTACATTTACTATTCTTGTGATGTGTTGTGTGTTAGCACCTGTCATTTCTCGGATGAGAATGTAAAGTGCTTTTTTGTTGAAGTTTTCGATGTTTTCTTTCATCCTAAACATATGTAGAACAGAGTCAGCTATCTTAATATCCTTTTCTCTTCTAAATACATATGGAAGATTGTATTCCCAAAACCTAATTAATTCCTGCACAAAAAGGTTATTTACTTCGCTTCTATCTTCGCCGCTAACCTCACCTACTATATTTCTTTTGTAATCCAATACATCGATCTTATCGTGTATCTTACCCATCTTATAGTTTTTGTTGTTGTTTAGGATTAAATAGTTTTTAGCCACAATACTAAAGTAAGAAAATGCTTTTCCCTTACCTTCTTTGAATTTGTGCATATTCATAACTAAGAAAGAAACCACCTCATGCTTTACCTCTTCAGAAGAAGTATCAAAGTAGTAAAACTTAAAAGTATGAATTATGTTCTCACATAGTTTGTCGAAAGCAGCTCTGATATGTTCGTTATAAATCTTATTCTTTAAACGAACATCATCTGTATTATTATAACGGATTATCGCATCTTCCGTTCCTTGATTAAAGTAATAGTTCTTACCTTTCTTTTTTCTTTTGCGAGTTTTCTTTACTGCTGAACCTGATGTTTGTGCTGATGGCATTATGATTGTTCTCCTTTGAACCTATCGAGTTGTTTGATTGTATTTTTAATTTCTTTGAATATGAAACCCACTTCATCATCTGATTCAAATGAACCTCTGTAATCTGCTTGTTTCAAACCCCTATTCACTCTATCTATTGTCTGTATAAATTGTTCCACCCAATCCTCTAACATCTCTATCTTTACCGTTAAGTTCCACATTACATAACACGAAGTTACGAATAAAAGTGATACAATTACAAGACTTATTTCTAAAAACATTTACTTATCTCCAAATAACTCATCAAATAAATCTTGAGATTTTGCACTTAATTTAGGTGATGGTTGTTTAGTTTCAGTTTTTGGTTTAACTGCGGCTTTAAAATTATTACTTACTTCTTCATCTTCTCGTTGCCATTCATCAAACTCAATATGTGTTGCCATAGAATCGGCTTGGTGAAGTATATATGCTATATTACTTTTCAAACTCCAATCAGGATTGTAAGACATATAGTAAGATTTATTCGCTTCCTCATACAAACCATCAGTTAAACGTAATCCGATATATTCCCACTCAGACATTTTGATACCAAAATGATTAAGAAGATAAATCGCTCTATCGGTAACTGTCATATACTGAAGTTTAGGATTGTGTTTAAATATCTCACCTTTATTCTTACGATGCCATTCGGAGTCTTGTGGTATGTAGTAATCTTCTGTTAAATCTCCTACCTTACCTAAGTCGTGATGTAAAGCAGCGAATATCAATTCCTCATCGGTGAAGTTAATCATAGCACCATTGGATTCCCATAGCTTTTTGATTTGTAAAGCACAATCGGTAACATGCAATACATGCTCTACATACCCACCTACCATAGCATTGTGATAAGCCGCTTTACCACTAGCAGGTGCTACTGACATCCTATCCTCAAAGTATTTATACATTTTCAATAGCTTCTCTTTTCGATCTCCATCAAATGTATCTTCTATCAGCTGTATAAGTTTACTCCAATTTTCTACTATTTGCTTTTCTGTAAGTTGTTTCATTTATATAACCTCATATCTATTTTTTGTAAATCTAATTGTATCTTCTTTTCTTAACTTATTTCTGTATGGGCTGAAAGATATTCTAACACCCCAATTTAAATAATCTAATATCTCTTTCTTAGTAACCGATTTCTTTTTGTGAATAAAATCTAATATCTTAGTGTACGACTCACTTTTTTCTCCTATGATATCAAACGCATCAGGCTTTAAAAAGTTCCATCTGTTAAACCATTGTGGAACTCTACTAGCCCACGGAAACTCTTTTATCTTTGACTTTAGATAAGTTTTGGCTTTATCTACGCTTCCATCATCATCTAATGCTCCATTTATCTTTTTAAGAAATTCATCCTTACCATCATATAGTAGTGGGTATTCCTTTCCAACCATTTCGGGGTAACATAGCTTGTTTGGCAAAATATAAGGAACACCCATACTAAGTGAATCGGTGCTTGCTATAGACCAAGCAGAGTACTTCTGAAATGTACCAACACCGATGTGCATTGAACGAATAAAATCTAAGTATTCATCCCTATCGCTTATCCTAACCCTCTTAGCGTAGGGTTTGTCTAAATCAGCGAGTGTAGTGTAAACAGTAAAGTCTTGACGTTGTTTATATAGAGTATCCATCATATCTATAAACCATGTCCAACCTGTGTAGTAATTATCCCTATGATTAAAGATAATAGTTTTCTTTTTGGTTGGAACTTCTACATTGTTAATTTTATCTATGCCAAGATAATGTGGTTGAATGATTTTATCTAATTTGTCAATCGTATCTTTATTATACCATTGTTCAGCTTTCTTTAAAACCAATTCTTTCAACCATATACTGTTTACACCACACTCTTCCATTTCCAACATACCATTGTAATTATCCATAAGCATACGCTTAGTATAATTTGTATTTTCATCTACTTCATACCAATGACAATACCCAACATACTTAGGAGAAATGTTAGTGTCGTTTTCCAATAGATTACTTATATTCAATGTATGTTCTGGCAAATGAGAATACACCACATCATAATCTGTATGTTTCCATCTTAGATTATTTTTGATTTCGGTATAGTTAAAATGACATCTCATAGCATTCGGATAAGATGGCATACTAATCGGAATCTGTGTTGTATTCTCAAATGTCAAACTCTTAACATCAGTTGGTGATAATATTGTCCAATGAATGTCATCACGAACCTTATTAAGTTCTTTGATTACATTACGCAAAACTACGACATAGGAATCCTTTTCCAAATCACGCATATATGTGATGTTTGGATATACAAGTATTTTGTATTGGTATTCCTTATCGGAATCTTTATCTGTAGTGAAATCAAAGATGTTCATTAAGAAGCACCTAGTCTTTTATTAAGTTCAGCTTCACCAAGTCCTATCTCTTCACCACCATCTTTATGGGATTTACCTATGGGATGAGTAGCGTGAATTTTACCACCATTTAGTATATTATGCTTTGGTATTGCTTTTCCTGTTTGATTAGATATAATCTTACCTGGAGCTAATGAAACTCTTTCCTTCTTTGTAAGAGTACGTTTAGTTGACCTCGTAGATATTATATCTTCATATAAAAGTTCTGGTAGTCTACTTTCAAACTCTTTTATTAAAGAATCAATCAAAACGGGACCATTAGCCTTCATTGAACGACCAGCAGTTAACTTTCTATAAAAGCTGTGTTCATCTTCTAATTTTTTCCCATCTTCACCCTTTAAAGGATTACGTTTACCATTTTCGTCTAACTGTGGAGTGGTAGTCATATTACCATTTTCATCTAAATACCAATATCTCCAATCTTCGCCTAACTTTAAAATCATATCAGCTAACGCCTCAACCCATGCAGCTGCATCACTTATATGAATGGTTTTGTTAGAAAGCATCGGTAAATCATCTGTCTCATACGATTGATGCAACAAACCAATTTCTGGAGACTTATTCTTGACCATGTGAGTAAGAACAACCATTAACCAAAATGAAGATAATTGACCATATTTAAAAAGTCTGAATCCACCAATATTGTCTCCATGGTATTTCTTCTTTAAGCCATTTGCTAGGGTAATTAAAACCTCATCAACAGTTCCAATAAAGTTTTGAGATATATCAGAAATAGGACCTACTGCATGGTACTTCTGTTTCTTATTATCCATTTGCTCTCTATAAGGAAATGTATTACGATCTGAAGAATACAAGTACATTACTGCTTCAAGCAATTTCATCAACTGCTTTCTTATAACAAGATTACTTTCAGAAATCATATTTCTGTAAAGAAAAGTATTAATGAGATCATCCGATTCAGTTTCCCTCAACCATCGTGCTAATGGAGTCCATAGATTAGTAATCAAATCTATTTGGGATAATCCTGTACCGCAATTTACACTTTCAAATACATCCGTAACTAAATCCATATTCGGCGAATTGATTGTAACAATCCTAACAGGAATTTTTTTAATCATCTTTTGCATCTCATCCGGTAAAAGTGAAAACCTTTT